GAATTTTCCATAAAAAAATTATATTATATTTTTAAATATAAATCAATATTTTTTTTAAGATTCGCAACTTTTACAAGTAAGAATAGAACGAGCCAATTCCTGTGCAGGGTTTGCACTTCTTTGATAATACAAAGATTTAATACCTTGTTCCCAAGCAAAAATCATAAGCTCATTTACTTCTTTTGGTTTTGTATTTGGTGGAATCATAATATTCAAACTCTGACCTTGATCAATATATTTTTGTCTTTGTGCGGCTTGAATAATAATTTCTTTCTGAGAAATCTCACCAAATGTTTTAAATACATCCTTTTCTTCTTGTGAAAGAAAATCTAAATGTTGAACACTTCCACCTTTAATAAGAACAGACTTCCAAGTATCATCATCATCCATGCCCTTTTCTTTTAGAAGTTTTTTAAGATATGGATTTTTGAATGTAAATTTGCCTTTGGCTAAATCTTTTACAAAGTAGTTTGAATTAAGAGGTTCTATGCTTGGAGACACTTGACCGAGAATAAAACTTGATGATGTTGTAGGAGCAACAGCAAGAGTTGTTGTATTTCTTCTCATGTATTCGGTTCCTTCGTAAATCGGAGCTTTACTAAAATTTTGCGCTAAAAATCTTGTTGCATAATCTGCGCGTTCTCTGATTCCTTTCCATACTGCATTGTTTAACATTTTGGCTTCCATTGATTCAAAGCCAATCATCTTAGACTGTAATAAAGAATGCCAACCAAGAACACCAACTCCCAATGCTCTCTGATTCATAGCAAACTTTCTAGGTGCTTCCATGAATTTGATTCCTTCTGTTTTATCAATAAATTCTGACATCACAGCATCTAAAAAGTAAACCAAAACTTCTGTTGCATCAGTAGCTTTCCATTCTTCCCAAGTTTCCAAATTCAATGAGGAAAGATCACACACAAAAGATTCATCTTCGGAATTAGAAAGCATAATTTCCGAACAGAGATTGGAGTTGTGAATTTTTAATCCGTTGTCTTTATAAATTTGTGGTGCTTGGTTATTAGCATTATCACTAAAGAAAATATAAGGATAACCAGATTCAAAACGCTTTTTAATAACAAGTCCCCATATTCTGCGAGCTTCTTTATCTCCATCTACCATTTTCTTCATCCATTCATCCGATACACAAACACCAATAGAAAGGTTTTGGATATGGTGTCCTTCTCCTCGAATTTTTAAAAATTCCTCAATATCTGGATGATCGATTGGAAGATAGGAAGCAAATGATCCTCTACGAACACTTCCTTGTGAAACAACTTCCATTAGCTTATCATAAAGTTCCATGAAATGAACAGAACCAGTAGATTCTCCACCAGATGAGATCGGTGTTCCTCTTCCACGCAATGCACCAAAGTAAGCAGATGTTCCTCCACCATGCTTTGTCATCAAAGCAACCTCAGAAACTTTGTTCATGATGTCTTCCATTGTATCGCCAACATAACTTCCAAAACAAGAAATAGGTAATCCTCTATTACGTCCGAAGTTAGCCCAAATTGGAGAACTCAAAGAGTAAAATCCACGATGCATATAATTTTCAAACTTGTCAGCAAAACCTTTACTGTTTAAATATTTCTCTGCTGTTTCTGCGATGTCTCGGATTCGTTGTTCTGGAGTTTCTCCCTCTAACAAATATCCTCGTTCTAAAAATTTACGTGAATCTTTGTTAAGCCAATATATAGTTTTTTCCATAAAATGTGTTGTTTATATCTTAGCAAATTGACGCTGAATAGCAATCAAATTTTGTGAGATATTTCATCAGCAAATTCTTTTTGAGCTATTTTATAAGATTTTGATAGTTCTTCGACTGTTTCATTGGTTTCAAACTCTGCTACTTCGGTCTGAATAGCCTTGTAAATAGCCACTGCTTCCTCTGGAGTTTTAATTTCTTTAAAATAAATCATCTTCTGAAAATGATTGATTCTTCTTAGAGTATTCTGTTGGACGAGAATGGAAAAAATCCGTCATGTTATTTCCCAATAATTCTTCCTCAAACCACATAGTGGAAGATAAAATTTCTTTATCAACTTCAAATGCAGAAGGAAACCCGATCATTTTAAGAGATTCGTTTATTCTGTTTTTGACAAATTCTTTAAGTATAATAGCACTAAGACCTTCTTGTTTTATTCCATTAACCATCCAATCAATAATTTTTGCTTCTGCTTCATATGCTTCATTTGCTTCGGCAAGAATTTTTTGAACGAATTCATCATCGAACAGATCTGGATATTCAGATCTAATAGTGTTTACTATTTGAGCACCAACCATAGCATGAATATTTTCTTCGTTGCGAGTATATTTTACTTGTTGATCGGTGTCCTTTAAAACATTTTTAAATCTAGCAAACCAATTGATAACATAAAATTGAGAAAATAGTGATACATTCTCAACAAATAATGTAAAAAGAGTTAGTGCATAAACATATTGCTTTTTAGAATCTTTATAATAACGATGAGTATATTTTTTGAGATATTTTACTCTACCTTGAATCCAATCAAGTTTTAAATTTTCTTCGAAAATATCTTCTAGTCCGAGCGTAGAAATCAAACGCTCGTATGCGTTGTTGTGAATAACTTCTGTGTTAGCCATAACATATCCCAAATCTTGTAAAGACGGATGTGGAAGATTTTCTCCAAGCTTAGACCAAAAAGTTTTTACCGCAATTTCAATCTGTCCAATTGCTGACAACGTACGTATAATAATTTCTCGTTCTTGGTCTGTTAAATTTACTTTAAATTGTTGAACATCAGATTTAAATGAAAATTCTTTATCGGTCCAAAAACCATTATGCATACTTTCTATAAATTTTTCTGTCCAAGGGTAAAGGTTAGGTTTGCGTGAGATTTGTTCTTCGAATATCATATTTTTATAATTTAAATTTTTTTAATGAAATACTATGGTTTATTTTTTGGTTGAAGTCAATTTTTTTCTTTTCTTTGTCACTATATGTTTTGTTAATTCTGATTTGTATAATTTATTTGCTAATGTTTTAAAAAAATAAGAAATATCTAAACTATTACAGTAATTTATCAATCGACTTTCTATGTACCTAACCATAGTTTCGGAATACTCAGGATAAAGATAATGTACGCATTCATGATATGCAGTTGATATTAAATCTCTTCTATAATCCAATTCAATGTCAGTCCAGTTACATAACCCAACTGACGCTTTCATTTTTCTAAGTTGAAAAAATTCTGCTGGTTTAGATTTAACCAAATTTAAACATTTTTCATGTATTTTTGAAATTTGTGTGTTGGTTAATTTTTTCATATCTATACTTATTTTATAGCATAAATTAAAATAACATCAAATTACGTTTCAAATTCATAAGAACATCAAAAACTTATAAAAAAAGTTAAAATCCCATCAAATATTGAGGTCTTAATTTTCTCAAATTTTCAAATTCATTGTTATTTTTTTTAGAAATTGTAATAATTTTATTTCCAATATTTTCCCAAAAATTATTATAATCCATTGGTGTTAAAGTTGATAATTTATCAGATAAGTGATTTTTAAAATTTTCATCGGTCATTCTACCAGCAAATTGTTTTAAATCTGACAATTTTTCATTGTTTAATATATTTTCATAATTGTTATTAGCAATATGTAATATTAAAACTTTAGAAAGTTCTTTTAATTGATTTTTCCTGTCAGAAATTTTTTTAAATTTTTTTTCAATTAAACTGACTTGTGTGTTTAACTCTTTCAACTTAGAATATTGTAAAGCTTCAATTAGAAAAAAATTTATTAAATTTTCGTATAAAAGTTCAAAATTTGAGATCATATAATTATTTACCATATTTATTTTCTTGATATTTATCAAAAATCATAATATTATGTTTTTATGTTTAATTCAAAAAACAAATTTAAAACAAATTTAAATGGATATTACGATATTCATGATAGTGGAAACTTATTTCCCATCAATAAATACATTACAACTTATTCTGAATATCCTCCATGTTTTTTATATATCAATGAAGCATTTAAATCAGATGTTTTAAGTTTTTTACTAAAAAATGGAAGTTTAATTTATAGTTCTTGTACAGGAAATTTAAAAAATCTTCTTAAAGACACTTTTTCTTTTAAAAGTGGAACAATTATTTTTGAATATAAAGATATTTTTATAAAAATAATGGTAAAAGATGAGGTAGATGAATCAAATTCTACAAGTTTTGTCTCAACCGATGGAGAAATTGTTGAATTTTCATCTATAATAAAAGAAGAAAACCAAAAAGAAAATTCTAAAAAAACTTACGAAATGGTTATAATTTACACCTCGAATATCGATGACTTACATTTAAAAGATTTTGAACAATTTATAGCAAAACAAGAATCTAGTAAAATTCATTTGTATGTTAAAAACAGATACGATGAATATGTTTTTGATCCAATTGATATGAAAATACCAGACGATATCAATATAGAATTAAATTATGGTAGCAAATTTGTGAGTGTGGAAAAACAAATTATTGAAAGATTGAACAATGACGATAATGGATTGTATATGTTTCATGGTGCACCTGGTGCTGGAAAGAGTACATTCCTAAAGTATCTCACTACTAAAGTAAACAAGGATTTTATTTATATTCCAGCAACAATGATAGAATCTTTTGTCAACGACCCGACTACATTTTCTAGTCTATTGAAAAAGAAAAATTCTGTATTGATTTTAGAAGATGCAGAAAAAGCAATAGTAAAAAGAATGGGCGACAATTATGATTCTTCTGCTGTAACATCTCTTTTAAACTTGTCTGACGGTATTCTAGGAGATGTTTTAAGATGTCCTTTGGTTATCACATACAATTGCCCAAAACAAGACATCGATGATGCATTGCGTAGAAAAGGCAGATTACAAGTTGATTATGAATTTGGTCCTCTCGACATAGAAGATGCTAAAAAATTAGCAAAACATCTTGGTTTTTCTAAAAAAGAAATAGAAGAAAATATTACTAAAAATATGGTTATTGCAGATATTTATAATTTAACCAAAAAAACAGAAATGAATGAAAATAAAAAAGAAGAAAAAAGAATAGGTTTTGGTAAATGATGAATTTTGACACTTTAATAGAATTAGAAAACGCTTTTTCTAATATAGTTTTTTTAGAAAAAAACCATACATATAAAATAGATGCTAAACTGGCAAAAATGTCAGTTTCGGGTCTTATTAAAAAATACGAAAAACCGTTTGATGCACAAAAAATAGCAAAAACTGTTGCCGAAAGAGACGGATTCTCTGTTGAACAAATTTTAGAACAATGGGATTTCACAAGAGATTATTCATGTCACAAAGGTTCTGAGTTTCACAAATTTGTTGAAAACTTTTTAGTTAGAAAACAAATATCAATAGATGAAAACGCAATAAAAATGTTTTTTAATCATAATAAAAATTTTTTTACGAATAATTCGATTGAAAATTATAAAAAAGAATTAAAAAAGTTAATTAAAAACTTTTTAAATTTTTACGATTGGTGGAAGCAAGAACATATTCTTGTTAAATCTGAATTTGTTATAGGTGACAAAGAAACTGAAATATGTGGTACTGTTGACAATTTATCTTATAATACAAAAACAAAAGAACTTGTGATGTTTGACTATAAAACAAACAAGGAAATAAAAAGAAAAAATGATTATAAAGAAAAAATGTTAGGATGTTTGTCTGATTATGACAAGTGTGAATTTGTTAAATATAGCTTACAACTAAATTTATATTCTACTATTATAGAAAAAATAACAAAAATGCCTATACCCACATCTTACATTGTTTGGATGAATGGTGAAAATTATGAATTGATTAAATGTTTGGATATGAAAAATATTTCACAAACAATATTAAATGAATATAAGTAAATACTAACATGAGAAATAAAGACCATTTAATGTTGGAAGAAGCATACACCCAAATTTATAAAGAAAAATGTGAAAATGTAAATGAACCAAAAGAAAAAAATGAAACAGTTTCAAATAACCCTCTTCCACCGACTGATCCACATGTAAACTATGAAAATTTTGTACATGGAATACAGCCAATAAGTGAAGCTAAAAAGAAATCAGTCAATCCATATGCTGTATGTACCGCATCTGTTGGAAGAAAAGATGAAGAAAAATATAAAAGCTGTAAAAAGAAAGTAGCTTCTGGTGCTAAAAAAACTGGTAAAAAAGTTACCACTAAACCAGTAAAAAAGAAATAATTTTGTAGATTTGTAATTTAACAAGTGTAAATATTCTTACAACATATGGACCCAATAACAAAAGCATACATGTCAATTTTAGAAGAAAAATGTGATTCTTCTGGTATCGTAAAATCAACAACATCACAAGTTGGTAAAACTTTTGGTGATTCAGAATCAGACAGTAAAGTTAAAAACACTTTCCCAAGCACATCTGATGAAAACATCGATCTCGAAGATGTTGAAGAGTCTGATAGAGAATTGAACAGCGATGGGGCCGATGGCAAATCTAAAGTTATGAAAAAAGAAAGTAAAACATTAAATCCATTCGATGCTCTTTATAATAGAGTATTGAGAGAAGAAGGAGAATTTAATTTCTCCACCGAAAACGAAAACGAATTAGAGCCTTCTATGGAAGGTTCTGAAGAAAATGATCCATTTGGTGATGATCCATTTGGTGATTCAGAAGATGAATCTATGGAAGATTCAGAAACTGTTGAAATTTCTTTAGACAAAGAACTTGCAATGAAATTAATGGACGTATTAAGTGCCGTTTTAAATTCATCAGAAGACGAAGAAGAAGTTGAAGACATCGAAGACATGGGAGACGAGTCTGAAACAGAAGAGGGCGAAGATTCAGAAGAAGGAGAACAGTCCGAAAATCCATTTAAAGAATCAGTAGAAGCAGAAGAATTGGGACATGCTTTAGTCGATCAAGAAAAACTCGAAAAAGGAATGACCAGCAAATCAAACAAAGAAGTAAAAGGTGCTGTTCCAGTTTCTAAAAAATCCGCTCAAGTTCCATCGTCCGGAAAAGGTTCTGATGGTCAGCTTAAACCACATTCAACCGAAGGTGCTGTTTCCAAATTAACAGGAAAAAGTAACAATGTAGGTGGTGTTACTGTAGGAAAGTCTCTTTTCGATCAGTAAAACTTAGTAACAATCAAAAAAACAAAAAGCCCTGTTTCAAAACAGGGCTTTTTTGTTATAAGTATCTATAATGACATTTAAACAATTTTTTGAATCTTATCAAGATATTTCGAAATTGAAATTAGCATCAAATCCAAGACACAGAACTGGAGGTGCTATAACAAATCCAAGTAGAAAACATCAAAATATTGTTGCTGATTCGCAAAGAAAAAGCAACGAATATGGTTCTTATAGTATTACTAAAGCAAAATATAACGGAGGGTCAACTAAATTATCTGAAATACAAGCAGATACATTAGCAAAAAAATATGGTTTAAATCTTATAAACAAAGACAAAACCAAGCCTTTTAGTTTAGCTCTTAAACAAAGGGATGGTAATGGAATTGGTAGATATTTAGAGTATGATCCCAAATTAGGATATTCTATACAAATAAAAAAAATATAATATGGAAAGTTTAAGATTTTTAAACAAACAAATTAATAGCAATGAAAGAAATAATTTCTCTCGTTGGTGGAGAGAACAAATCAACATATATGGTCAAGAAGTTGATTATTATTTCAATAATGCTGTTATATCAGAAATGAATCCATTATATGGCGAACAACCAAACACCTCTTTCCAAGATCCTGAAAAGTTAATATTATTACTTAATTTAAATAATGATTCTTATCTCCTATCCAAATTTGGTATTGTTGCAGATAGTGATATGGAAGGAGTGATTCATCCAGATCATTTTACTGCTGTTTATGGATTATCTTCTGAACCAAAAGCAGGTGACTTAATTAAAATGTCTGAGTTTGGAAGTGATCGTTTGAATTTTCCAAAGAGAGGTCCAACGGTTTACGAAATAACAGAAGTTATTGACGAATTTAAGTTGAATGCTATTGCTGGACACTATGTTTGGTTTTTTAAAGCTAAGAGATATGATTACAGCCATGAATCAAATAGCGCAGGTTCTGGTGACGGAAACAACCCAAACAATGATAATGATAAGATAGAAGAAGCGTCTAAAAACAATTTTGACTACGGTTTAGAAAATCCATGTAGTGACACTAGTGTATATGGTGAATATTAATACAGTTTGACGTTTTCTTTTTCCAAGACACCAGACTCAAAATAAATTTTAGGAGCGTCTTCGTTATAACAAACATCAACCTTATAAAGCTGTCTTAAAACTTTTTTTAAGATAGTATTTTCAGTCGCATCCATATACTTGTGAATTGCCAGTGGTTTTAGTTCAATTTTTTCAAAAGATATATTTTTTTCTTCTGCTTTATCTGCTATAGCATTTACTGCTTCATATAAAGCAATCCATCTCGATAATGTTGATGCTTCCTTGTATGTATTATCCCACCATTTTAGTGATTTATTCTTCATAATTTTCTAAGTGTACTCCAGTGACTTTAGGTAAATTAACAGGTTCTGTTATTCTTGCAACCAAAAACTGCATTGTTACTAAATTTTTCTTCTTGCAATGTTCACATTCAAATTCAATTCTACTACTTTCGTTTGGATCAAAAGTCATGACGTTTGATTTATTGCAATATGCACAATTCAATAACGTTGACAATTTTTCCAATTTGTCTATTTCTTTTTGTTTTGTTTTTTCAATTGCTAAAACGTTTAAAACATAAGATATACAATAAAACAATATATATTGCAAACAAATTAAAAGTAAAAAAGTTCCCCAAAAATTTAAACCTATTAAATACAACGAAAATGCTCCCAACAATGATAGTGAAATTACTT